GTCCTGCTTTTTCAGGTTTGCAGGGTCGTACGACACATGCACCCAACCTGAATCCGGTACACCACGAGTATAAAACTCAAGGATCAGTTGTGTATAGGAGAGATTTGATTTAATCCACTCGGCAAGCTCATGGTTCGGCACCCCCGGAATCTCGATGTCTGCGGCCATGCCGTTGCAGTGGTCAGAGGTGCGAGAGCCGCCTACCTTGGCGTTGACCTCGGGATGACGAAATCCAGAATTGACCTTGACACCTTTGGCGTAGTGGTCACGCACGGGCTGAAGCACCTGCTCAGCCAGCGCCTTCAGGCTGGCGATCTGCACCTCATTCGGCGTATTGTCCATGTCGTGGCGCAGCGCGGTCTCGCTCTTGGTCATCTCGGACAGCGTGAAGTTCTTGGTCAGGTTCATTTCACTGGCCCTGATTTAGAGAGCAGATCGGTCTTGGCTTGCGACCCTGCGCTGGAGCCAAAGTAGTAGGCGATGATGCCAGTCCATGCCGTGCCAAGGCTACCAAGCATCATCAGGATGGCCGGGTTGTTGCTGTCCACCCGCCCAATAAACATCAAGATCAAAATACCAAAAAAGCCAAGAGTCACAGCGCCTGCCAAAATTGGCGGCATCATTGAGCGGGTGGTGGCCTGCATCTCCCGTGCCGACTTTCTGTCCTCGACTTCCAGCTTGGCGAAGTTTAGGCCCAACTCCTGCGCTTGCTTCTGGAGTTCGATCTCGGCGATCTTGACCTGTGCAATCTGCTCGGCAGACAGCTTGTTGTTGGAGATCATGTCCTGAACTTGGTCAGGCTCTACGCCAATGGCTTTTGAAATGGCAGAAACTGCCATGCCAGCCAATGGGCCACCCAGCGCAGTAGCAATAGTTGGTGCAATCTGTTTGAGCCAATCCATTCAGTTACCCCTTCAGGTCAAAACTTAAATTGGGGTGGCGCGGGTACTGCACAACACGCTCACCTTCTGGGCATTTGTATTTGATCGTTGCCAGTAAAGTGGCTTTCCCTTCAGCGATTTTTTCTTTCTGTACCATGGTCAGTTGATACGTAAAGGTGTCAATCTCTGGCCCTGCTGGGCCACTGAATTTACTGGCGGTGGTAGTTGCTGCATGCACCATCCCTGCTGCATCGCGGATGCTTGGGGTGAAGCTCTCAACAGAGCAGTCGTCACGTTTTTTAATTCGCGCAACGGTGACGTTGATTGGCTGGCCAGCTTCTGCCACGATTTTGAAGTTTTCAGGCGACCACTCAATGATCGCCCTGTCAAACCAACCAAATTTATCAGCAAGCGTGTAACTGCCGCCCAGTGCGGCAACACTGGCGGCAATAGCTCCAATAACTTTGGTTACGTCAACCATGACGTATTCCTCACATTACGCCCCCCAACATCGGGGGCAGTGTTGTTACTTGGATGGCCACGTTCTGTTTCAACTCCAGCGGTTTGCCGCAATCGGTGCAGGTGTCGGCGGCAAGTTCCGCCTCATCCAAGTCGTAACCACAGTGGAGACACACGGCCTCCACCTCGTGGGCTGCTTCTATCGTGCCATCAGGCAGCGTCTGCGGGGGCTTGTGCAACTTAATTGCTCATGTCCGGCATGGGTAGCTGAGGCGTGGCTTGTTCGCGGATGGCTTGTACCAGATCAGCGACTTGCTCGTAGGGGGCTTTGGCCAACGCTGCCAACACAAAGTTCACTGCACCAAGGGGCAGTTCCAGTTTGATAGGCGTAGCGTTCAGTTCTTGATCAGTCATATTGACTCCGTTTTATGCAACCGCTGAGATGGGGCAGCGGCGAGACCCCACACAATTATGCCGCAGATGCCCAAGGCAGTGGTGTGTTTTGTGGGCTGACAGGAGGGGTAATCATGCTGTCGATTTGACCCTGCACGTTGGCTTGTGCGCTCTCGATCTGGTTGGCAGGAATCCACGCAAGGACTTGTGATTCAGTCAGCGAGTCGTAGGGGATGAATGCACCCTCTTGGTCGGCTGAGTTGAACTGCGTGTTGCCGCCGATGGAGGCGGTGTTTGCGCCGTCCACGCCAGTGACTGTCCACAGCACGTTGACCACGTAGTCTGGGTCAGGCTGTTGCAGGGTGTACATGCGGTCGATGGTGGTGGTGAAGGTGGTCATGATTAAACTCCGGGGGTTGGTGGGTTGGGGTCATACGGCTGGGGCGATGGTTGGCTCCAAGCGTATGTGGCGATGTCGGCGTAGTACTGCTCGTTCAGAACAGTTGCCGCCTGTGGGTCGTTGGGCACGAGGACGCAACGCCAGTAGGTTGACGAGATGACAACGCCATCCTTCAGGACATCGGTGGTCTTGCGAACTCCGATGCAACCGTTGGGTTGGATGTCGAACTGAGAGATGTAAATGACTTCGGTAAATGTTGACATGACTTTTCCTTTTTAAACCGTGTAAGTTCCATTGAATCGGATTGAGACGTTACTATTTAAATCTGCTTTTTGCAGAAGAGCAATTCCAGCAGATGTGGATTCTGATTTGTAAACACTCATGGTGGTAGTGTTTGGCGCATAAACCAATACTGAACCTACCGATGCAGTAACAGCGCCAGCAATATCAAAATAAGCAATAGCGGGGTTGTTTGTATTACAAGTAAACGGCAGCCCAGTTATTGATAAATCTCCAGCACTAAGTCCAGTAGTTGAAATTGAAAAACTTTCTACAGCAACAAAGACCAGATTTCCAACTTTGCTATATCTGGCAGAACTTGTCAGAGTGACGGTTCCACCGCCACTGGATTGAAGGCGGGCAGTCCAAGTCCCCTCCTCATAGTCATCCAGCGTGTTGGCGTTGGAGGATGCGGATTGTGTGGCGGGGAAGGTGATACCAGCACCAGACGTTGACCCTGCGGTTCCGCCAACCCCAACTGTTGATTTGAACTGTGCCGTGCGGTTGTCGTAAACGCGGAAGCCTTCTGTGGCGTACTTTAGACCCGTCAGAGTTCCTGATGCCGCTTCTCCGGCGGCATTGGGCGTGCAGTACACATAACCCTCAGAAGATGCGTTAGTAACTGTGTAGGTGTTTGAGCCAATCGTAAAGGTTGTTCCCACGATTGCCATCGTGCCAGTTGCAACTGAAAGATATGTACCGCTATTTGCGCCATATGCAATGTTGCCAGTCGCACCGCCAGTACCCACTACAAAATCGGAAGACGAGTATCCACTGGCAATTTCAAGGTTGCCATTAGTTCCTTCATACAGTTGAATCTGTGATTTATTTTGTGTGTTTGTAAAGTTCTGCGTCAAAGTTCCCGTGATTTTTGTCATCGGGGCGGCGTTGTAGTACACCAAGCGCAGTTCTCCATCGCCATCGGAAATGACGACGTTGTTGCTGGCAGTGCGGATGTCGAGGCCACCAGAGTTGCCTCCGTAAGCACCAATGATGGTATTTTTAGAACCCGTTGTAATATCAGCGCCAGCAGAATTTGATGCACCACAGCCAACAAACGTATTGGCAGTTCCTGTAGTCAATAAAGTTCCAGCCGAATCACCAATAGCTGTGTTGTAACTGCCATTAGCAGTGTAGCCAGCCTTACGGCCAATAAAAGTGTTCTGCGCCCCAGTTGTTCCTGTATACCCCGCCTGATAACCTACAGCAGTATTGTTAGATGCTGTGGTGTTGGAGTAGAGGGCGGCAGAACCAAATGCTGTGTTGTTGCTACCAGAGGTGTTTAAACCTAAAACCGCAGAATTAGTGCTGTCTAAGCCGCCAACTGATGTATTGTAGCTTCCAGTGGTATTACTGCCACCAGAGTTTACACCACCAAAAAAGTTATTTGCTCCAGAGGTTGTAGCCGAACCCGCACTTCGTCCAATCGCAGTATTAAAATTTCCAGTGCTAAGCAATAAAGCGTCTTTTCCAACTGCGGTTACTCCAGTGCCAGTGGTGTTTGTATAAGCCGCTTGGTAACCCACAGCAGTGTTGTTAGATGCGGTGGTGTTGCTGGTAAGTGCTTGTTGGCCGATGGCTACGTTTTGAGTGCCAGTCGTATTCCCATAAAACGTCTGATAGCCAATGGCGACGTTGTTGCCGCCAGTTGTAGTGCTGTAACCCGCCGTGTGACCAAAAAAGTAATTGGCGTTTGCAGTTGAGTTGCTATAACCCGCCTGATACCCCAAGAACAGGTTGTAAGTTCCAGTCGTATTAAGATACCCCGCCTGATAACCCACAGCAGTGTTGTTTGAGGCGGTGGTGTTGCCTGCAAGAGAGCCGACACCAACAGAAGTGTTGTAATTGCCAGTTGTATTAGCCAATAACGCATTAGTGCCAAAACCAGCGTTATAGCTGCCTGTTGTATTTGCCACTAACGTGTAGCCGCCAGCCGCAGAGTTTTGCTGCCCAGTAGTATTTGCTTGTAGTGCTTGATTGCCTATTGCAATTCCATAATTTCCAGTTGTATTCGCCACCAAAGCATTCGCACCCACCACAGTGTTGTTGGCTTGAGCACCTGCGCCACGGCCTACGGTGAGGCCTTGGATGGTTGCACCGTTGGTTCCGACCAAAGTGGCGATGGTCATCACGCCAGTCGAGTCAGCAATCGTTGCCGAAGCCGTGCCGTCCTTGGCCTTGATGTTGGTCACTTCAAGGTTTGTCAGGTCAAGCGTTGTAGCGTTGACGGAGCCAGC